GCCCCCCTTATCAGACTGTGCCTTGAGACGAGTGATGCTGCTCTCTTCTATATCAATACAATCCTGTACGTCAATAATAAAGTCTCTAAAGTTTTTCATAGTTCGTTAGCACCAGTTCCTTACGTTTTTTTTGTTCTTTGATATAATCACCAGTAGACCTCATGGTGTATGTGTGATCATATTCTGCTGCTTTCCAATCAGCAAATCTTCTTTTATTTAGATTTGATGAGTTGTAACTTACAAGCATATTATTGCTTGAACCACAACATGCTTCAGAGAATCTAGTGTGATGGAAGTATTTTTGCATACCACCCTTCTTACCATAAAGGTTTGATCCTATCTCATAGGGTGGGTCAAGGTATATGAAAGCATCTTTACCATCAAGCATGTGTTCATAAGATAGGTTTGTTATCGCCCAATCTTTGATTATACTTTGATACCCTGATAGTTTTTCTATACCATTCATAGAGAAGTTAGAGTCACTTGCCTGTGCTGAAAAAGAACTATTTTCCCCTAGACCACTGAAACTACACTTGTTGATAATGTAAAAAGCAACTGCACGATCCATATCGTCACCAGTTGACACTTGATTCTTACACTCTATGAATAATTCTTTTGCTTTATCAGGGTCAGGATTCTCTGCTTTTATATCAGACAATATATCTTGCATCTCAGAACCATTTGTCTGCAATTGTACCCAGAAATTATACAATGGTTCATACAAATCATTTACCCATATCTTCAAGTCAGGGTAGGTCTTGGTCACCCACAAGGAGACAGACCCACCACCTAGAAATGGTTCTCTGAATTGTTCATACTTACTAAGATCAGGAAAGAATTCACTGATCTTTGTGATTGCTCTACTCTTACCGCCAGGATAACGTAGAGGTGTTTTCAAGTTCTTCATGAATGTAGTCGTCAATTTTTTTACGAGGGAACCAGTTCAAACAAACTGCTGCTTTGTAAATTTCAGCAAGTGTTTCTCTTGCTTCACCAGGTCTTTCTGGTATGTATTCAATTTTATCTGATATCATGGTAGCAAGATCAATGACAGATGTGTTCTTACCTGTTCCTATGTTGATCTCAATGCCAGACATATTACACATCATAGCATCCACGTTCGCTCGCACAACATCATCAACATGTGTGAAATCTCTACGTTGTAGACCATCACCCACCACAGTGAGTGGTTTACCTGCTTTCTTTTGTTCTAGAAATAGACCGACAACAGGAGCATATGTGCCTTTGAGTGGTTGACGATCACCATAAACATTGAAGTATCTTAGAGTTATAGTTCTAAGACCATGTAAGTTATGGTACATCTGACACATAACCTCTGCTGATCTCTTACTAGCAGAGTAAGGATTCAGACAATCAGTAGGCATGTCTTCTCTCAAAGGAGGTTCGTTTCTCAAACCATAGAGAGATGAAGTAGATGAGTTCACAAACCTTCTTACACCCCACTTTCTTGAACACTCAAGCATGTTGACAGTTCCCTGTATGTTTGTCTCCAAACACTCTTGTGGGTTCTGCATAGCAATCTGTATTCTGCTATGTGCTGCTAGATGGAAGACGGTATCCACACCCTCAAATAGAGGATAGCAAGCATCCATGTCACGGATGTCAAAAGTATGATACTCAGCGAGTGGGTTTTGATAAAATTTTTCATTAGTTCTAGCAGATTCGTTGTCAATAACAACGACCTCATTGTTTTCATTTTGTACTAGATAATCTACTAAATGGGAACCGATAAAACCAGACCCACCAGTTACAAGAAATTTGCTCATTTGAATTCACAGTTACACATGATCTCAGTCAATGCTGCTAATAGATTTATCTCTTGATCAGCAACAAAGGCAGACTGATATTGATACTTAGCAATAATCAATACTGCCTCAGGTATTGACTTTGGTTTCATCGACTCATAGATTGAGTCGTATACACTTCTAAGTATAGCATTAGTATCATTATCTAGGTTCTGAACTATCCATTTCCTGACATTTGGAAACTCTTTTTTCTTGAGGAAGTCTACAAGTTCTTTTACATGTGAGTCAGTAAGAACTGCCAATATACCTGTGTCTATCTTACCACCTGCAGAATATCTCTGACACTCATTGAGTACACGTCTCCAGTCAGGAAAATATTTGTTTATCAGTTCTGCTATAACTCTCTTGTCACTCTCTACATTCTCTTCTTCTAGTATTTGATTTATTCTTGTGAAGAATTGTGCTGCGATAGATGGTTTATCCTGTCTACTAATACTAAAGTCCACAACAGAGCACCTGCTATGGAGTGGTTCGATGATTTTATTTTTGTAATTGCAAGTGAAAATAAATCTACAGTTCTTGTAGAAGGTCTCAATGTTCGCTCTAAGAAGGAGTTGTACGTCGGAAGTGGTATTGTCTGCTTCGTCGATGATAATGACTTTGTGGTTTGCACCAGACGTAAGAGAGACCGTTGACGCAAAGTTCTTCGCTTGGTTACGAACCGTATCCAAGAACCTACCTTCATCAGAACCGTTGATAACATAATAATCACACCCTAGTTGTTCACATAATGCTTTCGCTACTGTTGTCTTACCGATACCTGGTGGACCTGCAAGTAGTAAGTTAGGTATTTCACCCTCATTGACAAACTCTTTGAAAGTATTTTTGATACCATCAGGGAGAATACAATCTTCAATTGTTCTGGGTCTGTATTTTTCAACCCATATAAAATCACTCATAATGTTTCGCAGATGTATAAAATATTGTTTTTGGAATGGAGAGGTATCTCTTCAGTAAGATCGTAAAGAATATTTTTTACAAGAATCAATGGTAAAAATATCAATGCTAGAATTTGTGAGACAATAGGTATTTTTATTTTCATTATCATCTTAGGTAATCCAAAATAAATTTTTTTGAATTTGATATTATTCGTAATAAGAACATTATCAATAGTTTCAATGTTAGGATTTCCCATAGTATTGAAAATAATTTTACCCTTAGACATTTTTATTATATTGTGTAAGGCGATGTCAATTTTTTGTTGATCAAACAAAGCATTTTTCAAAACTTGAACAAAAAGAATGAGGTCATATCTCTTTGAAAAAGAAGGACAATCTTCTTTAGTAATGTCCTGTGTCGTAAAACTAATTTGAGGAGATATTGCTGATCTATGCATATCAATTATATTTTCTTGAATGTCAGTGCCAGTATAATTTTTGTATTTTATGTATCTTATATTAGGACTCATCCCACAACCAATATCTAAAACTTGATCATACTTTTTTTCATATAAAATAATTCCCAACAAGAACCATAACATTTGTTTCTCTATATGATTTTGATAGCGAAAGGGAAAATAATAATTCACAGGAATTATACCTTTCTTTTTACTTTCATTCATAAGATCACTCATTTTTCACTAGGAGATTCATTGCTAAGACTGTCCTCTTGCCATGTGTAGGAGGAACAGAGTGGTAGAGAGTACCTGGCCACACTATAAGCATACCACTTCTAGGAATAATTTTCAACGTCTGCACACCATCAAAATGAATTGGTGCAGAATCTGGAGATGCTTCAACATAATATGATGCAACGTAGGGACATGGAAAATGCTGATGACTCTTTGTATAATCATCAGTATCATACATGATTGCCCAGAAATCTCTTAGATATAACGTTGACTCAAACCCTGCGAAACCACAGAATGTTCTATCATATTTTTTTATATCCTTTATCTCTTGTAATATAATGTCAATGTATGGTTGAAAGTGTGGATTTATATTATGTGTATTCTTAGCACTGTTCCATGCCTTTACATTAGACGAGTCTCCCTTACCAAATACCTGTCTATGATTTTGTATTATTCTTTTTAGTTTATCATTATCAATGTCGAGTATCTTAGTGTACACAGGCACAGACACTAGAACATTTTGACTATTCATTCTCTCTCCAATGTTGTCTCATGCTAACATATGATGCACTCTTTGCTACAACATCTCTAGTTTTCTTGAATATAGTAGCAGACTTTGCAAAATCACAAGTAGCATGATCTTTTTCTTGGGGTATTACGTTGCCTTCTTTATCATACTTTTTACCGTCTCTATGATTGGCATATCTCCTTGACCTAGTAAATCCCATCTCAAGAAACTTACGACACATGTCC